TAATATTCTTTTTATAGTTCAAAAAAATGCTGCATCTAGACCTTTATGGTATTCTATTTGTAGTAATTTAGTATACGGCACAATGATAAATGCCCCTGCCGCCGCTATGCCTGCTGGGGTTGGTATTCGAACAACGATTTCAGGTGATGGAACTGTTTTGTATATAGGAAATGGATTTGTAAATGGATATGTATATTCAACTACGATTACATATACTCATTAGTCTTCATAATCCGAGAAAATCTTACATATTTTCTCGGGGTTACTACAAACATTTCATGACCATTTATGGTCATGAAATAATTGAAGGCATGCCTAAAGCTACAAGAAAGGAAACCTGTGTAAATTGTCGCTCAAAGAGCGACAATCCACTTGTTAGCCCCCAAAGGGGGCTATTAGTCCTTTCTGGTAGCTTAACGGTTAACGGTTAACGGTTTATTGCTCTAAACCCGAGCGGTTGAAGCCTTCCGGGTAAATCGTCCAAAGCACGACCGAATTTTCCGTGTTTTTTCTTGTTTAGTCGTCATATAAAAGAATTCGTGAATATGATACATCATTTTTTGATATACAAAAACGTCAATCTCCGATTCATTTTCCACTTTTATTCGTTGAAAACACGACGACCCTTTACGAATAAACCAATCCCGAATAAATTCAGTAAACTTGGTAGAATCTATAAATGTAAATAAAGACCGATACAAAGTCGACCCTATAAACCGCCGCATAATTTCGTCATATGTTAGTCCGTGATAATAACTGATAGGTTGAATATAATACACTTTATCATGTTTCATCTTGGAAAAAAACGTATTATCTACAAAACACAGCTCCACATTTTTCGGCATCATTGTGCACCGAATGAAATCGCCGTGTGATTTCTCGTGACTCGTTCTCATCGGCTCAATCGTCATATTATTCACTTTGAACGCACATATAATTTGGTCAAACACATCTACTCGGGATTTCATCAAAAACGTGATATATTTGGATATCAAATATGTCCATGCAGAAAGACATTGATTATTGGTATAAATAAATATTTTGAAACAATACTTTAAATCCTTTTTATTTAGCAAAAATTCCAAGATATTAAGAATACCATATCGCAGAAATTCGGGATATAAATCAAATAGTTGATTGAATTCGCGTTGCATAAACCCGGGAATATTGGACGATATATTCAAATACTGTAAAATACCCGACCACAGAGATTCTAATTCGGCAAATGACCCCAAGGTTTCATCTAAATCAAAAACCACGATTTTGGTAGATGCTTTTTTATTGTGATGATATTCCAGGGTTGGCTCGGTCATATGCAACCCGGTATTTTTCATTGCTGTATATGATTTACCCTTGTAAATTTGCACATATTTATTTTTCGTTTCTTGGCGAATTGCCGTTTCTTCTTTTTTGATATGAAATTTATATCTATTATAAAAATTCATAACGCCACACACCCTTACATAATATGATGATATTATTATTTGGAAATAATATCATTTATTTTAACCCAAAAGTCCATTCAAGCCGGTTGACCCGAATCCGCCCGTCCCTCGGTTAGAATCCGACAATTCCGATTCATTGACCATAACCACATAAATAGGATGCAATGTCGGCAAACAAATCTGCAATAGACGAGTATGCTTATCCACTATATATTCATTATTTTGACCTAGTCCAATCAGACGAAAAGCCCCCATCAAAAATCCACGATATCCACTATCAATAATCCCCACATGATTCGCCAACATTAGCGGCGTCTTGGAAAGGCTTGACCTCGGATACATCATATAAGCACAGGACTCGTTAGTCTGCGTGGTTCGGTCGCAAAATATCATTTCGCCTTTGATTTCATGATTTATCATTTGACTCATACCCGGTGTAGAAAATACCATTGTATTAGGCACGAAAATATCAAATCCCGAATTTGGAAAAGCCGATTCAGAAATGGCCTGATTATGTTGGTCAATATGTTGGCGATATAAATCTACCAAGTCAGTATTTACCGGATTCACCCACAACTTCAATATACCATATTTAGGCAATGAACTCAAATTATGTGTTATATTATTGATAATATTATTCGTATTATTACTATTCATTTTATGCGAATCAATATACACTATTTTGCATAGTCTTTATACCATTTTTTTGTATTCCAACCAAGATATTTTGCGACCTTCTTCTTTTAATTCGGTTTCTTGGCTGAACTCGGATTGATTACGTTCCTGGTTACGTTCCTGGTCTAAATTATCGGCCCGTTTTACCGCCGAATCAATATACAATTCTTTCAAGATTTTGCCGACCATGACTGACCCTTCATGCTGGTCCAATTGTTCGTCCTCAATCAATTTCAAAACGACCAATAATTTCGTCATAATAGTCAAGTCCAATTCATCTTTTAGCACTTTATTGAAAATATCCGTATATCCATTATATAAAAATGAACATTGGATACGAGCCAGTTCGGCAAAGGCCGCCGAATTGGTTCGTCGTAAATCGGCTTCTTTCACTTTCAATGCTTCCAATTGGCGAATATCATTGCGAATAGAAACACTGTGCTTGAGTTTGCGAATAGATTCCGTATTATTGTCGCAATCCATTTCATTTACTAACTTTTTCAAATCCAATCGTTCTTTCGCATTCATATTCATAGTAGTAATAATATGTATATTCTATTGAGTTATTTGTTTATGTTTATTTCAATCTAATATAATAATTTTATAGTATACTATGACCCAAAATACATATATAATTATTCCAGATTCGGCCCAATCAAATCAAATGTATTTAGCCATGATTATTTTATTAGGTGGAATTATGTATATTTTCATAGTATATTTAGTATCTAACATATTTACTCCAATTGAGAATCTAGCCAATGATGCGGGTATGATAAATCTATCATTTTGGAATCCTAAACGTGCGATGAGTATTTTCAATGATTATATTAATAGCAAAATGGCGGCATATAATAGTGAAATAGCGGAAGCCAATTATTGTCCTGGTCCTTTGACTGACGAAGAAGCATTGGCTGAATGTGCGAAATTCTAAACTTATTTATCATTCATAACCCGAGAAAATATGTAAGATTTTCTGGGGTTATGAAGACGTAAGTCTAAATAATATAATCATCCGGTAGTATAGCTAACATATTTTAAGTAAATGAATGAATCTGGTCCAGATATATGGTCTATATTGCAAACACCAACAAAATGGTTTATACCAAAGCATGATGCAGATTATGGTCAAAACACATTTGTATTTGCATTAAATAATATATCATTACCTTTATTAATCATATTGCTAATAATAATATTCATTTTAATATTATATTTAGTTTCATTAATTTGGTTTACATTTAATAATGGTAATGATTTTGGTAAAAAAATCATAGACGATTTTAGTATATTAGGACGACTTTTCTGGAGTCCCAAAAGTTCAATAGAATTATTCAATGATTTTATCACGAGTAAAATACCGGGCGGATATCAATCAATATTAACATCATCTCAAACGTGTGCATCTTTATTTGATACCGATTTATTATCAAGATGCAATAGTTTAAAGCCGCCTACCGATACTGGTCCATCAACTGATACTGGACCAACTGAAATACCTAAATGGTGGGCGGCTGCACCATATGACCCATATAATATGGCGGCAGTTGATGTAGATAATGCAGGGGATGAATCATTCGCAAATATATATAATACCAATACGCAGGTAAATACTTATATAAATAATTTAACGTCATCTATACAATCGGCAATCAACCGATTATTATTACTATTTTATTTGAATAAGGGAGCCATAAAATCTACACAAAAATTGAGATTTGTATCATAATCATAAAAAAAATCAAAATATATCTTAGATAATGCCGGATATAGTTGATACCGTATTTACATTAACAGATGACTATAAGAAAAAAGAAAAATTATATGCGGTCGATTCATTGGCTATCAAAATCTTTATATTAGCCATCTTTCCCATTTTTATATTATATAATGGATTTACTTTATCGCGAACATCGCCAGCTATACAAATTGTAAGTTATTTTAAAATAAAACATCTTGAAATTAATTTAGCATTTTTTATAGGCATAATAATGATATTTTTCATATCATTTTCTTGGATATTATCATTGAAATCAATTTACGCGAATAAACAAAATACCCAACGAATTAAAGATAAATGCAATCCATTATTATTATATACTGACCAATATGATATCGGTTGTAATCAAACCGAATTAGATGTATTACAAAATACGCCGGAACCCTTTAGCAATATAAATGAAAAGAATGATGAAAATATACAAGAAACATTGGAATACTTATGGAAGGACTTATGGAAGGACTTATGGAAGTGGCTACAAGCTAAATATTTAGCAATTGTTAATAATATAGTTGTATCTGGAAAATATGCGAATAAACAACATACCAAATATTCGGATTATTATTTGAAAAAAAACGACGATTTCCAAGAATCATTATTAACTGGTATTATTGACCCAATATTGATAAAAGTCGCTGACCCGGCAATAAAAATATACAAATATGCGAAAGATATAGTCATATGAAGTAAAAGTATTTTATCTACAAATATGTATATAATAATGAAAGTATCATTTCAATTAGTGGTTTTAATTGCCGCATTTTTAGTTGTGATGTTTATAAGTATGGGATGGGGATGTTCAAGTTTTGTTCCTTATAGCCACAATTCATCTACTTTACCTGAATATAAATATGAAGGATTTAGCAGTATTGAATATACTACTTATCCGAATAATGCTTCGGTGGATTCTTATTTGAGTCATGATATTGTATCTGGTCCGGCGACTGGTCCGGCGGTTAAAGTGCATGGATATGATGGTCTATTACCATCACCTGCATCCACTGATGCATCTATAGATATATTTTCCCAAGCAAAAGGCGACAATACGTGCAAATCATATGGATATATGAATTCCACCGGTTTTTTATGCATGACGCCTGACCAAGTCAAATTATTGACTACCCGTGGCGGGAATATGTCGTCGGGTGATGCAGTCATCGGATAAAAATACAATATAATACAAATTTTACATAATTTTTATTTTATTTGTTTGTTTACTTGTGTTCACATTTGCACACGGGATTTTTACACAATTTGATGTGTGCATACGCATGATTGATGCGAATAAATCCGGGACATGAACTGGTTAATGAGTTGCATGAATAAAATCGCAAGTTTCGGAGAACTAGAAAACTGGCCGCCCCCCCACTTTTAGTCAATTGACTTTGGTCGCGATGTATAAATTTATGTATTGTGCTACTTCTCTTTGCTCTATTTGCTATAATTGTTGATTTTGACGCATCTTCTTTTTGTTTTCGTTCAATTTCGTCAACTTTGTATTTTTCTGAAATAATCTTTCGGTCATTTTGTATTTGAATTATATCGGCATGTAATGATAGTAAATTGTCTATAGAATCCGAAAAATATGGCGTGTTTTTGAAATTCCAGCACGACAGTTTGACTGTTTTCCATGGGCTTGGTGGTCGTTGCAATCCAGCTAGTGCGGCATGAAATTTGTTCAACTCGGCCAAAGACGCGAATGTTTTATTGAGCAAATTCGGCGGATAGGTGATGGTATACAGGTCGGTATCGCTTCCGTTGTCTAAGATTTGTGCATACCGGAATGTGATGATATGTCCATTTAGCGTTTGGTTCATGAGTTGACCGTGACGGATACAGCGACGGATATAATCTTTGGTCTTTACTGAGCTGACTGGATTCGGCAAAGGATTCGGCAAAGGATTCGGCAAAGGATTCGGCAAAGGATTCGGCAAAGGATTCGGCAAAGGATTTGATGCAGGCATTGCTTCCATTTCGGCTAAAGAACCGAACCGCGAACTGCGTCTCAAGGGCATGAAATTGGTCATGTTAGATAATATTGAATTGAATTATATTTGGTCTCGTTGAATATTATCCAGATATTTACAAAAAGTATTTCAATTTTACTAAATTTATTCATAAGTCTTGTTACATTTCACGCAATATTGTATGGTTTTTGATACATCAGGATTAATATCAATCAAATCAAATACGATATGATGTTCGCAATGTTTATCTATAAAAGTTTGTATTTTAATGCAAATCTCGCGATATTCGGCATTTTGTTGAGATTCTGGTATAGAGTTTAGTGCCGAATTGGCGATTTCCATCATTTGTATTATTACATCATTATTACTACTATCCGTTAAGCTTATTATTTCATCTTCATTTTGCATTAAAAAATATACAGTATATACATTATATTTTTTACATTTTAACTTCTTTTTCTAAATATTTACAACAGTGTTTTCAATAGTACTCAACAGTACATTGATAACAAGCTTTGGTTTTGTTTCTCTTCATTTTTAATCAGAACATCAACATCCTTTTTGTTCACAGTCATAGGAAACGTCACGGTCAGGTTAATTTCCTTGCTAAACATATTATTCTCAGCCGGAACCAGACGGAACAAATTCAATTTAGTATGGATAATCTCCAAACATCGTTTCAAATTACGCACTCCCGCCTCTCCCTGAGTTAAATATTCATTGGATATAATATAATTCAATGTTTCGTCTGGGATAATGATTTCACCTTCGGCAAAGTTGACTTGTTCACGGATTTTCGGTAATAAATATTTTCGTGCGATAATAATCTTTTCTTTCGCATCATAACCCTTTGTTTGAATCCGATACATACGGTCTTTCAAAATTGGACTTACTTTGCTCTCATCATTATAGCTGAAAATAAATAAACATTTACTCAAATCAAAATCAATTTCCGAAAAATACTTGTCGTGATATTGATTATTTTGGGTTGTATCAGTCAAATGCGTCAAGATACCAATGATTTCCTCTCCTCTCGGCGTATCACTCACTTTATCCAATTCATCAAAATAGAATACGGGATTCATACACTTACTATCAATCAAAATCTGCACGATTTTACCCCAACTACTTCCTTCATATGTATAAGAATGACCTTCTAAGAAACTGCTGTCGCCGGTTCCACCCAATGCGATAAAGGCAAATTCGCGACCGAGAATTTTGCTGATTCCTTCTTTAACAAGAGATGTTTTGCCTGTTCCGGGTGGACCTTTAATCGCAATAGATGTGCCCATTGCCGAAGGATTCGTCATCCATTGTCCCATCATTTGCATGATTTGCATTTTCGCATCCTCTAGACCATATACACAATCATCCAAAGTAGCTTTCGCACCTAACATAAAACTGGAACATGCTTCAACCCCATCGGTCATTCGCACAGATAAACTCTTGTATCGGCCAAATGGAACCCGCATAAAAGTATCTACCCAATTCTTGATTTTGTAATATTCGGGGTCGCCGGGTTCCATAGTGCGTAATACATTCAACTTTTGCATAACAACGGCTTTGAACTTGGGCGGAATATTGGATTCCAAGAGTGCTAATCTATACGGCTTATCAATATTTATATGGGCATTGATTTCTCGCATTTCTCGCATGATTTTCAATTGCTCTTTATTTGATAACTTTTTCTTGAAATATTCCAACTCGCCGGTGTTTTTCTGGTCATTGTTGATTAAACTATGATATGTTTTCACATTTTGCATGCGGGTTTTCAATACGAGTTTGCTAACCGATTTTCGGCAAACTTCAATATTTCGTTTCAACATTTTGCACTTGATGCTCTTGGGATTCTTTTGTAATTGTTCTCGCAATTGTTCCGTCATATCATTTTTCATTTCAATGAGTTCTAAATACTCAGTCTCGGCATTACCTGGTTCCAGTTCAGGTGAAACTGTTTTATTGGATTTCTTGGATTTCTTATTATTTTTATCACATAAAGGCACCGTTTCTACTTCACTACTAAATGAAGCGACCGATTCAACCTTTTTATAATTTTCTTTCATAAAATTTTGCTCATCTTCCGAGTTGCATTCCTCATCCGCATTATCTTCCAATGCTTCTTCTTCATCATCATCCATATAATCATAGCCTTGTGGTCCATTCGCAATTATAATATTAAATTGACCACGCTCAACTACTTCATCATCATCATCATCATCATCTTCTTCATCTTCTTCATCTTCTTCATCTTCTTCATCTTCTTCAGCTTCATCTTCAGACTCGGGTTCAACTTTTTTATTTGATTTTTTGGATTTTTTTGATGGTTTAGATGAAGTGTTTTTCTTTGATTTAGATTTAGTATTTCGCTCATCATCTGCTTTAACTTGATTATTCTTATATTTAGATGGAAACAATCCAGCTAAGAATTTGCGATATTCGGTTTTATTCATTTTGGATTCCTCTTCATCTTCCTCTTCATCATCCTCTTCATCTTCCTCTTCCTCCTCTTCTGATAATATCAGATTCTTACGTCTATTAGAAGAAGAACTCTTCTTGGTATTAGAAGAACCCTTCTTTGGTGGATGATAGCTTGAATCACTACTTTCAGTAATGACTTCATCACTAGATTCTTCATCCTCGTCCACCCATTCTTCTTCAGATTCGGACTCAGACCCGGAATCCTGTTTATTCTTCTTCAAAATAGTCTTATTATTATTTCGCAAGTTAAAATTCCTCGTGTTCTTGATAGATGTAGTGATGGGCATTTTCGTAAAGTGTGGTTATATAAATGAACGGGTAAATGTTTATATCAATTTACATTTGTAAAACCAAATCAATTTTATGGATGTTTATTTTTGATAAAATTGATTTAATAAATTAATCAAGAATGTATATAAAAATACACAGCTATAATATAGTTATATCTAAAATGGCGGTTTCATCACAAAAGACAAAATTAAATGAATACAAGGCTCCGTCCAAAATTATAGGTATCCAATTTAGTATATTATCACCCGAAGAAATTCGCAAGAATTCCGTCGTTGAAATCACCTCACGTGATACATATATAAATAATAAACCCGTAGTTGGTGGTCTGTTTGACCCTCGCATGGGGGTTTTAGAACCAGGCACAGTATGCCCTACGGATGGTATGACGTAT